TTCTTTTATTATTTTTTCTTAAATACGTTCTGCGTTCCCAAAAATGTTTACAATTAACACCACCTTTATACAGCCAAATATTATACGTACTTTCACCTTTAGGACTTAGCGTAGCATTTGCACTACTTTGTTTGTCTAAGTCTTCTTTACGGTAAACTTTAGACGCTGACACCATTTTCTTACAAAACTCTCTCTCAGGATTGCTAGAACCTTTATAAACGTATCTAACCTTTATAATACTAGTATCTTGCTCACTTGTTTTACTTGGCGAACTTGAAACCACACTAGCTAAATTTAAAGATTGATTAATAATGTCGTCGTACTCGTTAGCCGGTCTAGAGTCTATAAGTTCCCACTCTTCTAGGTTTTCGTCTTCGCCTTTGTCTTCTAAACTTTCTAGAATAGCACTAGTCATTTCGTCCGTAAGATCTGGTATATCTGAATTAAAATTCTCTTTAATACCTGTCTGCTCTTCTACCTCTTCTTTACTATTAGCGTTTTCTAAATCTATAAATTCTAAAGGCTGTAACGTCTTTATGTATAGGTTTAAGCTAATATCATTATAAGATAGTATTTCGTCAAACGCACTCAAAATAAGGTCTTGAAACGGTCTAATTACTGTATTGTCAAATAATATTGAACTATTTTTTAACTCGTCTGCATTACTAGAAAAACCTGACTCAGATTTTATACCTAACAATAATGGTGACGTAATTCTATGAGAAATTAAAATTTTAGTAGAACTTTCTGTGCTTAAAAATTGATATTGTTGGTGAGCGTCAGATAACTGTATAGTTTCTACCGTAGCTTGCTCGTCAGCTGAATTATTAAAAGCTAAAATTATACGTCCGGCATTACTAGTACCTGTATATTTTTGATATATTTTACTCTCTATTTCTCTTTGAGTATCCTCGTCAGGTATTCCGGAGTTCATATTCATTAATAGTGACGGTGCCATACCGTTTAGTAGTGAATTTAAATGGAAATTACTTATCTCAGACTCCATTTCTATATACTGCGTACCTCCTTGGTAATCTACAGGACTATAGTAATAATAACCTGACCTATAAGGTTTAATATATAGTATCTCTATAGGCTCATTTGAAAAACCGTAAGCCGGTATTCTTTTAGTGTCTTCTACGTCTCTTACATCACTCCAATTAGGTGCGTAGTAATATGCCTCTATATCGCCCTCTTCATTGCATTTTTCAGCCCTTAACGTTTCAACCGGATAGTGTTCTACTTGTACTATTTGACTTCTATCGTCGTTATATATAACTTGTAAACTAGCGTTACCAAAAAGTTTTAAATCTATAGCTATTCTTTTTAGACATTCGTCTTTAAATAGCTTTTTCATAGTAGCGTATTCGTTAGGCTTTTTATTACTGTTTGTAGCATCTAAACCTCTACCTGCTATTAACTGAGCAATACCATTTATAGACGCTGAGTTTGTTGGCGAACCGTTAAATAAATCTAGTAAAAAGTTAAAGTAATTATTATCTGAGCCATATTTGACCCACTCTTTATTTTTGTCCTCTACTATGTCAGGCGACGTATAAGTATTTAAACCTACAAATTTTAAACTACCTGTAGTGTTTTTAGATTTTTTATTTACGTTTTTCATATTACTATATAATCATTATTAAAACTTTCGTCTTCTTTATATACATCTTTATTTATCGTGTACGCTTTATTTTCGTTTTGGTTTATTTCCTGCGCTGTACAAAATACTTTATCTCTAAATACTATCCTATCACCTATATTTTCATAAACAGATATATCGTAAAAACGACTTTCGTTTAAATCAAACACATCAGTAACTTTTATATAATCGTTTACTTTTTCTACTGTAGGACTATACGTGACAACTTGATTTGTCTCTTCGTCTCTAAAGTCTATAGAAACATCTAAATTATAATCTCTAGGTATAAAGTAAAAACTTTGCGAGTCAGTAGTAGGTTTTAATACTTTCATATATATATAACGTTATTTTATATTTTTTTGCATAAAAAAAGAGCGCATCTCTGCGCCCTCTCTTATAACCTAACATACTATATAACTATACTCCCTTTGTTATGCCGGCTCTATTTGTGTAGACTCTTCGTTAGCTGTGATAATTGACTCAGCTGTAAAGTAAGCCGGTAATGTCTCTTGAGCGTTAAAAGTTAATGCTGAAAAACCTGACAAGTCACCATACGCTTGCCCTGTAGTAATACTACCTCCTGAACTTTGCACACCGTTAGTAGCACCCATTAAAAAGTAGTTACCGTTATAGTCAGCTACAAAAATATGCGTTCTAGCTTTTAATAAACTTTGTAACTCAAACTGAGTAGCTTTATCTAATTTTTTTAATGTTACTGTTAATGTTTGGTCGTAAAAAATACTACCATTTTCTGCTGACGACGTTACAGCTTGTTCTAGACCGTTAGAACCCTCTACTTCATATTTATATAATGCCGGAGTTCCGGTTATAGACTCTAACTCTCCGGTAGTAGCGCTTACTGTTAAGTCTCCTAGCGTACCATAAGATGCTACGTAGAAAGCCTTAATTCCACCTACCGAACTACTACAAGGTAAAGTACGTCCAATACTTAATGAATTACAACTCATTTTATTTTATATTTTAAGTTAAACAAAAAAAGGGAGGTAGGCTCATTGGCTTACCTACCCTTTAATTTTAATATTTATTAATTTACTATACTGCTAAAGTATAAAGTACTATGTCTTGAGAAACGCCATACTGCACGCCTGCCTGAAATCTTAAAACGATACGTACATTATCTGAACCGTCTAAATCTGACATATCTAAAACCTTAGCTGAGTTCATATCGTTCACTAAAGCTGTTCCGAAAAATAAATTTGACTTCTCAGCACATACAATATGATTTGCTGGCATACCAGGTGCTTTAAACACTTTAATACCCTCAAAAGTTAATGCGCCATTGTCATACCACATAGAACCTTTATTATCAACACCGTTAGCACCTGTATTTGCTACGAAACCACCTAAGGCTCTTACATAGCTTTTAAATGCTACCGTTGGTAAATAGATATGTAGGTCTTCTTTAGAATATAAAGAACCACTTACAGAGTCTACTACCTTTCCTAATTCAGCGATAATAGTATCTGAACTAAAAGCTGTTTCTGTTACGTTTGGTACATCTACCACGTCTGCATCTGCTGACATTAAAGTAGTTAAACCGTCAAATTCACCTGCGTTAGCATTAACTCCACCCCAAATATTTTGCTCTGTTTTTTCAGCTACTTTTGACGATACGTGCGCTGTTAAGTAATCTGCAAATGAGTTTGGTAAATTTTTGTATGCACTAGCCCCCATATCTAACGCTAAATAGTCAGATAAAAAGTCTTTTTTACATAACTGTAAATTTACTTGAAATGGCTCAATCTCTAAAACTCTCTCAGTTAAAGTGATTTGGTCTGCTGTTACTGTAAAGTCGCAAGTTGCATCTCCAATAATTCCTGTAGAGTCTAATTTTTTTACTACTTCTTTGTAAGCAATGTTTGGCTTAACTGTAATACCACCTTTGTCGATAGTGTCTCCACTTAAAAGTGATGCTGAGATTATTTCGCCTAGAAATTGTCCCTCATAACTAGTAGTGATACTATCTACTGAACCGTTACCTGTGATTTCTCTTAATTGTGTTTTTTTCATTTTATTAATTTTTAAAAAAAAAGTTTACTTTTTGAATATTCTGTTAAATACTCTGTCTTTTGTTGTGTTAAAATTATAATTCTGACCGTATAAATTTGTAGGCTCAGATTTTTTTACGTTAGGATTATGTTTCATAGGTTTACGAGCCGGTTTTTGGCTAGACATTTTTTCTTTTTTGTCCTCCATTTCGCTCATTTTTCTTTTCAACTCTTCTACTTGCTCTTTTACCTCTTCGATAATTGGCGCAATAACCTCTACTACAGACTCGATAATAGTAGACACCTCTTCTACAGCACCCTCAGGTACTTCTACAGATACCTCTTCTTCTAGTTGCTCTTCTTTAGGCTCTTCTTCTTTAGCCTCGTCTTCTAAAGCGTCTTTGATTTCTGCAATAACACCCTCTTCAGCTACTACAATAATTTGACCCTCGCTAGTTGTGTACTCACCTACAGGCAAGGCAATACGTTCGTCGTCTGACACTATAAAAATTGGCTGTCCTGCCTCCATAGTCTCAGCCTCTATAACTGTAGTACCGTCTTCTAAAGTCGCTTGCGCTAAGTTTAGTTTAGCACCTAGCATAGCTTTAATTTGCGATAACATTTCTGTTGCTTTCATATTTATTATTTATTAATTATTAACTCCAATCGTTAAACTGTTGCTCGTTACGTTGGTATTGGTCGTCAGCCTCTTTTATAGACTCTAACGCTTGCATATGGTCGTCCCATTGGTCGTAAACATCGTTTGCATCTAAACCTAACTCTTCAGCTTTTACTTTAATCTCGTTTAAAATATCTACATCACCAGAAACATCGTCGTATCTTAAAACAGAGCTACCGTTATGCTTGTACTCGTCGTTTAAAGTCATCCACGCTTGTCTATACTCTTCAAATTTTTCGTCGTGCCATTCGTAAGCTAAATAGCTTAATAAACCCTCTTGGTCTTGTAAAGAACTAAAGTCATAGTTAAAGCTATCTACTAAACCTAAAGCTACTTTTTGTTGTTTACTTAAATTTTGTCTACGCTTGTCTGCGTCAAACAGTCTGCTAAATACTCTATTTTGTGTACTCATTTATTTATATTTATAATTGTTTAAGTGTGTTAGCTACGTTTAAAACCTCTATTCTCTCGTCTGCGTTAGCGTTAAAAATACCCTCTGTTAGCATTGCGTCTTCAAACTCTGTAATAGTTCTAGGGTCAAAACCTAAAGCTGAAACTTGATTTTTTATAGTTTCCATTACGTCTCTAAGTTCGATAATAGCATCTAGATAAATTTCATTTGCGTTATTTAAAACGTTTGCCTCGTTTTGTAAATCTAAATATCTATCAACCCAACTGTTTTCTAAATCTCTATATGCCTCTCTTTTTTCTATAGCTTTATTATTAGCGTTTTCTAAGTCGCTTATTAAAGAAAGTTTAACTCCTTTTTTTTCTTTAAACAGTTTGCTAAATACTATTTTTTCGGTATTCATATTTTATAATTTATTATATAACGTTTGTATTATTTTTTTTGCTTTTTTGTTATTCTACTCTAGTTATGTTACCAATACCTTGCGCCCATAAAGAACCGTCACAGCATTCTCTAGAATATGTATTCTCATCTTTACATAGGCAACCTCTACTACCACCTGTAGGTGTTAATTTAGGTGTTCTAGGATTGTAACTATTTGTTTTACGTCTAGGCATTTTCTTTTATAAACTTTTGAATTTCTAATAATTTTCTACTAGCCTTTAACTCTTCGCTTGTATCTTTTTTATCTACTTTTTCAGCAAAGAAACCCTCTATAGAAAAACCTTTAATTGTACCGTCTACTTTAGCCATTCTCCATAAGTCCTCGTTTTCTACCTTTACAGCACCGACCCAAGTTCCTACAGGCAAGTTTAAATCGTATAAATTACTTTTGTCGTTTTCTTTGTCTTCGACTATCCAACTTTCTACTAAGCTAACACCGTCTACCTCTTTTATATGTTCGTATGTCGCATTGTTAGAGTTACCTCGCATTAAGTATAATTCACTAGCACGTTTTACAGTATCTTTAGTAAAGTGTATATAATACTCTTCTTTACCGTCTCGTCTATAAATCATTTTATTAGGGACTAGTAATGCGCCTATCAATATTTTTTTGTCCTCGTCTAAAGCCTTAAATTTATACTCTCGCTTGTTTTCATTTAAAGCAACCCAATTCTCTTCGATTGCCGGATACTCTACCAAACTAATTGCGTCTATACCTGAGTACTCGTCTGTCTCGTCTATTATTAACTCGATTATTTTCATATTTATATAACGTTAAATTTTACTTTTTGGTTTTATATACTAGCCTCTTCTATTATATTTCGTTCCATACTTTGCGCTGTAGTCACGTCACCGGATACCACATAAGAGCGACTAGGTTTATTCGTTTGTTCGGCTATAACGTCTGCTAATTGGTTTGTACCACCACCACCAACTACATTAAAAGACGGAGGAGGAGTACCTCCACCACTAGGTGCGCCACCACCTCCACCACCACCACTAGACGGTAAACCTGCCGGTTTTGGTGTAGATTTTATTTGCTTAACAGCTTTCAAACCACTAGCTAAAACTGTAGCTGTAGAAACTACTTTATTAATAGTAGCAAATGGCTCAGGTAATACGCTTTCAGATTTCCATACTTGCGTAACCCCTTGGTAGGTATTTATAGTAGCTTGCGCTAAAGCTGAGGCTCTACCAACTGCGCTATTTTTACCTAGTATATTTGCTATTTGTCCGAAAGTATCACCAACTAAAGCTAGTTTTTGCTCTTTTAAAAGTTGCTCTCTAGCCAGATCTTCTTTATCTTTTTTATCGTTTATAGCTTTTATTTTCTTGTTTTTAGTTTTTTCTAAACCCTCTACGTCACCACCGTATTTTCTAGCTAACTCAATTAACGCATTATATTTCTCCTCTTCTTTGAGTATTTCCTGCGCCTCTTTTTCTAAATTAGATATTCTCTCCTCTTCTAGTTTCTCTAAAGCACTTTGTTTCTTTTGGTCTTCTTTTAGTTTTTCAGCATCTTTTTTAGCTTTAGCCTCGTCGTCGTATTTTTTAATTATTGCTGACTTACGGTTTTGGTAGTTTTCGTCTAGCGCTAATAGTAATTCGTCAGATGCCTCTTTGTCTACTAATTCCTGTCTTTTTCTTTGTCGCTCTAACTCTAAACTAGCTAACTCTCTAGCCTCTTTATCTTTTATATTTTTTACTCGTAAGTCTTCTAGCTGTTTATCTAAGTCTTTTTGTAAATCTACCTTGTCTTTATTACTCTTTTTTATGTCTTCTTTTTCTTTTAACAAATAACCGTCT